CTACACCCTCAACTGTGAAGAGCCGGTTTTCGAGCCGAAGAAGTGCCCGCACTGGCTGCACTCCAAGGTCGATGAGAAGGGCCGGGTGCGATGCTGGGTTCGCTGATCTCTAGCCCCTTTAGCTATTTCGGCTTGGACGAAGTCCCACACTGCCGGGCTGATGATCGCCTCATGGCTGGCGGTGACGTAGTACTGGGGTACTTCGCCTTGGTTGATGACTTGACGTTTCGTCAGGTAGTCAGCGATGTACGACTTCTGCAGGAGGGCGTCACCCTTGTATTTCTCGTTGGTGAGAATCGCTCGTATGGATTGGTAATACCAGGTCTTGTTGCCTGCGGCGGTGAAGGTCTCTGGTTCGTCGGTGAGGGTGCGGGCGATCGTGCCGATGGACATGCCACCTAAGTACATGTTGTAGATACGGCGCACGAGTTTGGCTTGTTCGGTGTTGATGACGAGGCTGCCGTCTTCGCCTTTGTCGTAGCCGAGGAACCGAGAGTATGGGACGGTGACCTTGCCGTCGGCGAAGCGTTTGCGGTGTCCCCAGGTGACGTTTTCTGAGATGGAGCGGGCTTCTTCTTGCGCCAGCGAGCTCATGATGGTGATGAGGAGCTCGCCTTTGGCGTCGAAGGTCCAGATGCCTTCTTTCTCGAAGAAGACCTCCACGCCTTTGTCTTTGAGGGCTCGAACGGTGGTGAGCGAGTCGACGGTGTTGCGGGCGAACCGGGACACACTCTTGGTGATGATCAGGTCGATCTTGCCGTCGAGCGCGTCGGTGACCATCTGCTGGAATCCAGCGCGGTGTTTGGTTGAGGTGCCTGTGATGCCTTCGTCGGTATAGACCTTCACGAACTGCCAGCCCGCGTGATCGCTAATGTAGCGGGTGTAGTAGTCGACCTGGGCTTCGTAGGACGTCACCTGATCGTCGTGGTCGGTGGACACGCGGGCATACCCGGCGACCCTGCGCAGGGTTGTCTGTCCAAGTGGAGCACCAGTGTGGAGCGCTCGGGTGGCGGGGATTGCTGTGACGGTGCGGGCCATTTAGCGTTCGCCTCGCTCGGCGCGCAGGCGCTCAGCCTCTGCCTTGGCCACGGCCCGGTACTTCGCCAATGCTTCTGGTGGTGTTGGTGCTTGCCGTGGGTTGTTCAACCCGAGCCTTTTGGCTTCTGCCCAGCGGGCACGCAAGAGTTCACCCCAGGCGGCTTTTCTTGCTGGGGTCCACGAGCTCTTCTTCAGGTTTGGTCGCCACGTGTGCGAGCTGCTGGTGCCATCGGTGTAATGAAACGTGTAATGGTCTTTTCCCTGCACTTCGATGTGGTCGATACGCTCGTTGAACACCTCTTGGTCGAAGGTATCGATACCCAGGACTCGCGCGATGAAGCCTTTGAGTGCCGTGTCAGAGATCTCGCAGGTGCCGCATCCGGTTTTGCGGCCTTTCTTGCGTTCGGTGCAGATCCAGTGCTCGGTGGAGATCGAGTTTTGGGTTTTCGGATTGCGTACGTTGCGCACAAACGAGCAATCGCAGGACACGCATTTGATCTTCGACGTCAACGCCACAGTTTCGATGGACCAATTCGCGCGGGCACCGAGCTCGCGACGTCGAGCGATCTCGGTTTGTACAGCGGTGAAGGTGTCGCGGTCGATGATCGCGGGGATCGCGTTTTCCACCAGGTATTGCGGCAACTGGCCGGTGTTGCGCACTGCTCGTCCAGGCCTACCCTCCGGAGTGGACCATCGCCCTAACAAGAGGTCGCCGGTGTAGTGCGGGTTCTTCAGGATGTGACGGACCCATTCCCCGGGCAATTTGTTATCAGCCAGGTGCGGAACCCTACCGTCAGCGATGAGCTGTGCGGCCATCTTTTCGCACGAGGTCTTCTTCATGTACTGGGCGAAGATCCAACGCACCACGGCTGCTTCTTCTTCGATGATCTGCACGTCGGTGCCGTCAGCGGAGTCGGTGTAACCGTATAGGTGGAAGCCGTTCGCTTTGCCTTCTTCGAAGCCTTTCCAAATGCGCCACTTCACGTTTTGGCTGATTTGCTCTGATTCTGCCTGCGCGAAAGACGCCAGCAGGGTGAGCATGAGTTCTCCGTCAGCGCTGGTTGAGGAGATGTTCTCTTTTTCGAAGCGCACCTCCACCCCGAGGTCTTTGAGTTCGCGAACGGTTTCGAGCAGGTCGACGGTGTTGCGAGCGAAGCGCGAGATCGACTTGGTGAGGATCAGGTCGATCGCTCCTTTCCGGGCAAGGGCCAGCATTTCTTGGAACTGGGGTCGATGCGTGGTGGTTCCAGAGATTCCAGAATCGGCGAACACTCCGGCGAACGTCCAGCCAGGAGTGTCGTGAATGAGTTGCTGGTAGTAGGAAACTTGGGTGGACAAACTCAGCGGTGTGCGCTCGGTTTCCATGCTGATGCGGGCATACGCTGCCACTTTCACAAGCGGAGAAGCACTGATCGGTGGCGGGGTGATTTGCTCCATTCTCTTCAAGGTATTTCTCCTAGTCAGACAGGGTTTCAGGTTGTATCCATACATCACTCAAACCCTCGAGATAGTCAACGAAACTGGCTCTTTGTAGGGCGGCCAAGGGCGCATCTGGGGCGTCGAGACGCTGGCACACGGTGATGGCTTCGCGTGGGGTGAGGATGCCGCGTTCGAGAAGCTGCTTGACCTGCGTGAGTTGGTGATGAGCCGTCAGCTCGGCTGCCATGTTCATCGTTTGCCGCCACGGGTGTTGAAACGGTGCTGGATGTAGCACGGGTGGCAGCAGTACTTGCGTTTCACCTGGCTCGTGCGAGCCACAGTGACCTGTCGGTGGCAGTTCGCGCAGACCAGTTCTTCGGTGACCACCCTGCGGTGGGTGGCCCACCAGGCTCGTCGACACGCGGTGGTGCAGAACTTCGACCCTTGCCGGAGCTCGATTGGCTTGCAGCAGTGCAAGCACCACACTCCAACTGGGTCCGTGACCTGCTCAACAGCAGGGTCGACGGTGATGCCGTGTCGCAGACAATAGGTCTTGACGCTGTTGGCGTTGAGATCCAGGTGCGCGGCGATACGAGAGTAGGCAACTCCTGCAGCGCGCATCATCTGGATGTGATGGCGATCAGTCTGGTTCAGAGCCATGAGCAGGCCCTCCTGGGAACGAGGCGAAAGGTGGTCGCCCATACGCCGGTTGCACCAGACGAAACCGGACAGCAGAAAGCAAAGCCTCCCGGCCGCGTTCGCGCCCGTGGCTGGGTTCGCGCCCCTATTCGGAAAAGGCGGTTATTCTTTGCTCAATTCACAATGTGGAGCGATCGACGTGTGAACCGTGACAGAGCAAGGGCGGGTGAGGATGACTGACGACGACGGTGAACTCCCGGTATTTCTCGACGACCAGTCGTACCGAACCTGTTCAGAATGCACCTCAGTCTGTGTCCCTGACCCGTTTACTGCAGGCGAAGGTCAAGGCATCAAGGTCGCGTTCATCTGCCCGAGCTGTGGAGTGCAGTCCGTCATCGACCCGTTCGAAGACCTGCGGTAAACACCAGCTCCGCAAACGCACAAAAGGCCCCGCCACCACCTCGATGAAGGTGATGACGGGGCCAGAGAGTGCTCTCGCGTGGGTTAGCCGATGCCGAGCTTCTCGTTGACGCGCTTCTGCACGGCCGCGTAGTTGGCTCCGAGTCGGCGCTTGCGTTCCTCACCGTTGCCATAGTCTCCACGGATCACCGCATCAGCCAGAGCGTCGATGTTGACGGAGGGCTTGGCGGGGCTTCGTCCGGCGAGCTTTTCGTTCACGCGCTTCTGTACCGCAGCGTAGTTGCCGCCGAGTCGGCGCTTGCGTTCCTCGCCGTTGCCGTAGTCTCCACGGATGACCGCATCAGCCAGAGCGTCGATGTTGGCGGAGGGCTTGGGTGCGGGCGGTGTGGGCTTTGCCGGTGGTGTCGGGGCGGGCTTGGTGCCGCTCATGCGGTCGTACCAGTACTGGGCGCGTGCCATGTAGGCCGCATGCTGGCTTCCTGCAAGGGAGGCCGGGCATTCGGTGGCAGAGAAATGCTTGTGGCCGAACACGTTCTTGCCCCACACGGGTCGGCCGAGCTTGTAGTAGTGGCAGATGGCCGCGACGAGGTGGGCACCGTTGTCAAGGCAGGCCTCGGAGATACGCCAGGGCTTGGAGGAGATGTCGGCGTGCTCGATACCGATGGAGGTGGTGTTGGCATCCCAGTTGCCTGCATGCCAGGCGGTGTCGCGATCCCACACGAGCTGGCCGATGCGACCGTTGGAGTCGACCTGGTAATGGGCGGATGCTTGGCGGGTCTGCCACACGTCCCAGATGGACTTGATGGTGAGGTTGCCTGCGTTGTGGTGGATGATGACCTTGTTGATCTTCCGTCCGCTTCGTCCGGCGCTGTAGTGCTTGTTCATCAGCCGGTTTTCGTCGGCTTCGAGGGTGGCCCAGTTCTTCATCAGAGGTTCTCCTTTTCTGCTGAGGTGGTGGTTTGGTTGGGGTGGTGTTCGAGGTCGGGTTTGCCGGTCACGTCACGGGTGACCAGGTCCAGGGCGCGGCGGATGTGGGCTGGTACGGGCAGCCCGAGCCGGGTGGCGTTTTCGATCAGGGAGATGCCTTCGTTGGACAGGTAGAACACGACGGTGGCGGTGCGTAGTGCTCCGGGTGTTCCGATGACGTGCACGTCGAGCAGGTGGGCAAGTCCGATCAGGGTAAAGATGAGGATCTTGCGGGAGATGCCCCGGAATCCGATGGCTGAGGAGACGCGGCGTTCGGCGATCGCGGCGAGTACGCCGGTGATGTAGTCGAATACGATGAAGGCGATGAGCGCGTACACCAGGCCGTCGAGGCCTCCGAGGAACGCGCCGATGACGGCCCCGACCCCGGCCAGGCCGGTTTGGATCGTGGCCCAGATAGCTTTGAGCGACATAGAAAGTGGGTTCCTTCCCGTTTGTGGGCACACGACAAAGGCCCGTACCCAGGTGGTCGGGGTACGGACTTTCGGGGTAAGCCAGATGTGGTTTACAGGTTGGGGCTAGTGAGGACGTCCAAGACTGTGTCGGTTAGGTCGAGGCTGCCGGTCGACGGACCGACTTCCTCGACGTGTTCGGGGCTGTTTTCGGTTGGTGGGACAGGCACCGGGTCGGGCTGGGCTGGTTCGATCGGGTGAATCACCACTTCCTCACCATCAACTGCTTCGGCTGAGGTTTTCTCACTCATCGGTGTCATCGACCTCCGCCGTCCTCACTGCGTCATGTTGGGCTGCTTCTACAGCGTCGAACAGAACGTTGTATGCCTCCGCCTGCTCACCGGCTAAGGGCTCGTCGTAGTCGGCTAGCAGCTGTGCGATATCGGTGAGGTGGGTGGCGTAAGTGGGGCCATCCACCTCAGCCACTGAGTCCAACAGCTGCTCGCGCAGTGTCAGGAATTCGGCGAGGTCGGTGCCACCGGCGAGTTGAAAGGTGCCGTCTTCGCTGATGACGGGCTTGCCTTCCTCGTCGAGGATGGCGTGGGTGGTGACGAGGTCATATTCGTCCTGGCCGAACCGCAACTGCGCGTTCTTGACCAACTCGAGCAGTTTGGAGCGCGCCCGCGATTGAGCAGGCTTGAGAGACATCGTTTCGAGAAGATCGTGGATGGGTCCGAGGTGACGGTTAGCGATCAGTACACGCATGCGTGAAGGTTCTTTCTAGACGAGGGTGGTGGACATGGCCGACAAGCCGGTGTTGTTGTAGTTGGTCCAGGTGATGTTCGACCCGGAGCCGGAGATGGAGACGATCCAGCCGTAGTTCAGGCGGCGGATGATTTCGTTGACCCTTGTCATCAGGTCTTTGAGCCGGTCGAAGGCCCGCGACATGTTGTAGAACGTGCCGTTCGTGGTGATAAGCAGGTCGTAGGTGTGGAAGCCGATCCGTGCCAGCCCGCTGGACCCCGACAAAGTGGCGTAGGTGCCTTTCCCGCTGAAGGCTACGTCTTGAAACATGACGTAGCGGGTGTCAGAGGTGTAGACCTTGTTCCCGTTGATCCGCAGGTCAGCGCCCAGGTGGATCCCTGCCCGCCCATAGAACTTGCCCTTCGGATCCAACGTCAGACACGTGAAATAGTCGCCGGTGGAGGTCGTCTGATACGTCCAAGCGACGTAGTCCCCCCGGTAGGCCAACTGGTTGACGATGCCTTGGATATCGGTGGCATCCTTTTTCGCCCGGCGGGCCATTTCACCGATGTAACGCGTCCCGTACCAAAACCGCAGACCGGACGACGTGATCGTCCCCTCCAACGAGGATCCGGAGTACCACGAGATTTGTGTTGGCGTAATCCGGATCGAACTCGTCCAGCCCGCCAGTCCTACTTGGATCGCGTTAGTCGCGAGCTTGTCAGCAGTGATCGACTTGGCGCCAATCCGGGCAGCGTTCAAGGTCCCGGTGGTGATTTTCCCGGCATCCAACGCCGCGATCTTTGCGGAGGTGATTGCGGCCTCAGCAATCATCGCGGTTTTGATGAAGCCGTTAGCGATGGTGAGTTTGTCGCTGGTGATCGATCCGGCCGCGATCCTCCCCGCAGACAGGGTGCCGGTGGTGATCTTCGACGCTGACAATGAGCCGATTTTCGCGTCCGTGATCGCCGCGTTAGCGATCATCGCCGTCTTAATGAACCCATCAGCGATCGTGAGCTTGTCACTGGTGATCGATCCGGCCGCGATCCTCCCCGCAGACAGGGTGCCGGTAGTGATCTTGGCTGCCGACAGGTTGGCGATCTTCGCATCGGTGATCGCCGCGTTAGCGATCATTGCGGTGGTGATCGTGGCGTTATCGATGCTGGTTCGGCCGGTGATGTGTATGCGTTTACCGTCAATCAGGATGGTTTCGGGTGAGATGTTGATCTGGGAGATGATCTCGCCTGAGCGCACGCGCAGGTTCAGGTCGCTGGCCATCATTGAAAGCGACGAGGCGAGGCTGTTATCCGCGTTCGCCAGCTCGGTGAACCGGGCCTCGCTGCTGGTTTGAACCTGCCGTGCCGTCTCGTAGGCCGTATCGGCACGGTGCCGGGCTTGGGAAACTGAACTCTCAAGCCCGGCAACCTTCACGCCAGCCTCACCTGCTACCGCCTCAGCCTGCCGTGCTGTGGCTTCGGCCTGGCTGGCCGCCTCGCGCGCCTGGCCGATCTCGGCTTCGGCTACGGTGAGGCGAGCACCGACAGCGGCAGCGGCAGCTTGGGCATCGTCAGCAGCGGTTTTCGCGGCCTCCACCTCAGCGCGAGCCTCAGCAAGCTCAGCACTGACCTGAGCATGGTTGAGGTCCGTGGCAACGGCAACCCATCCGGGCTCGCCGGTGTCGGTGACCTGGTAGATCCAGATCTCGATGCTCTCGCCATTGTCCCTAAACCACGTATCCCCCAGGCGGGCGGCAGCGGGCTGCGTAGGGCCGTAATGGTTGGTGGATTTCCCGTCCGCTGATGCCAGCGCCACGCCAGCAAGATCAGCAGCCATCTGGGCGGCCGTCTGCGCGGTGGTGATCTGGCGGGTGATCGAGGTGAACTTCCCTGCAACCGACCCCAACTCCACCGAAATATATGTCTGTCGGAGCGGGTCGTACTCGTAGCCGACAACCCGCGCTGACAGGGACACGCCCAGGTCGGCGTGCTGCACCGTCACCGTGTCTCCCAGCAGGACGGTCTCCAGCTCAGCAAGGTCGGCGTACTCGGTCGTCGAGGCGAGGTCAACGAAGGAGACGGTGTAGCTCGCGGCAGGGGTATCGATGTGGTTGGTGGCGTACTCGGCCCGGGCGGCTTGACGCAGAATGGCGTGTGCCTGCGGCAGGGGTACTTCGTCCTCGCGGGGGTTCTCGGCGTCGGCGATCGCTTTGATGTCCGGGTAGCGCATCACCTTGATATGCGGGATCGCGTAGTGATCCACGTGTGGTGAGTCGACGTAGAGCTCGGGCAGGGTGATCCCGTCAAATCCGACCGGCACGATCCGGGTGACCACGCTCGTCAGATCGATGGTCGAGGTGTAGCCGGTGAGGTTCTTGCGATCGCGGATCACGACCCCACGATCTGCGCCGCGTGTGGCGGCGTGGTGGATGTGCCAGTTATCGCGCGTGAGCTCTCCGGCCCACCGGGAGGCGAACGTGTTATCCGAGCCCTGGTTCATGATCGCGGCGGCCAGGTTCATCCGCACCACACGCGCAGACGCCCTAGTCGCCGTATCGGAGCTGGTCGCGGTGAACCGGTGCTTCGTGGTCGCAGACCTAAGGAACTGGTCGAGAGCCGCCTTCGGGGTCTTATTGACCACGAAGGTGTCGGCGATGAAGTTGCCTGCCAGGTCGTAGAACAGGTGGAAGGCAGTGACCTCCAACAGCCCGTCCAGGCTCGTGGTGACCTCGTGGATACGAAACCCTTGCCGGATGGTGGTACCGGGAACAGGGGCTGCGATGATCGCCTCGACTGCGAGCTTCGAGGCCAGCGGCCCGTCGGCTGGGTAGGTGACGGTCAGCTGGTAGGCCCCGCCAAGCTCCTCAATGACACGGGCGTCGATGAGTTCAGGGTCGAGGACGCCCTCGCCGGTGGCGGTGAACGTGGTGGCAGTCGGGGCATGAACGGTGAGCATCGGTGGGGTTCCTTTCACAGACGTGCGCCCGCAGCCAAGAGCAAAACGGCTACGGGCGCACTGGAAGCAAAGAGATGGGCCAGGTTAGGGGTTTCGCCAGTTCCCGGTGATCTCGACTCTGGAGATGCCACTACTGAGACTGACCCGGTTGACCCCTGGGGTGAGGATCGGGAACGTGCCGGTCAGGGCGTCGGTTTGTACCCGGCCTGCGACGTGTGCGACAAGGCGGGCCGAGTCCAGGGTGATCTGCCCTGCCGGTGACTGTACGCGGTAGGTAGTTCCGTTGATCGTCAGCGTCAACGCCCCGGTGCCCTTGATCGTGATGATCGGTGCCGCATCCACCAGACCGGGGTTGGTGATCTGTCCGGAGGCGGTGAGCGTGTGGGTGGTCAGCCCAGAATCGAGGTAGCTAAACGGCTCGCACACCAGGTGCGCCTCGAAAAAGCCCCACGAGGACATGTCCGCGCGCAGTGGGCTAATGGAGGCGTGTTTGACCTTGTGGAACGCCCCGGGCTGGTGGGACAGGTGAATGGTCGCCGCCCGCTCCAGCGCCAGTGCGGCCTTGTGGTAGGCGGCCAGGCCGCCTGTGATCGCCAGCGGCAACGTGATCGACGTGTCATGCCAGCCGCCCAGGCGGGTCAGCGTCCCGGCTCTGCCCGCCACCTCAATATCGTCGGTGACCCGCTCGGCGACCGGCAGGTCGACCGGGCCTGTGAGCCGCAGGCCCAGCGACGTCGAGGACACTGACTTGTCGAGAGTGAAACCGTGCATTAGACACCTCCTCCAGTGGCGAGCACCGTGTGGTGGGAGTTGATACGAGCCAGCTGGCGGTTGATGCCGGGGGCGAGTTTGCCCACCAGCGTGCCGTCGTTGAGCACGACCTTGATGTCCATGGCCTCCAGCAGTGCCCGGGCGGTCTGGTCGACGATGCCCGCCACCTCTCCTGCGCGCCCTGCCTCTTGGCCGACAGCGCTGTGGCTGGTGGTTGCAGGCGGTGGTTGCAGGTGGGTTGGGGCCAGATCGACCGGGTCCAGGCTGGTGGTGATGGGAACGTCGATACCGCTGGTGAGCTCACCCATGGCCGCCAGGGTGTCAGCGGCAACATCTTGAGCTGCGTCGATGGCGCGGTCGCCGGTGTCTTCGATACCTCCGGCCAGGCCTCGGGTGAGCATGTCACCGACCCACGCCATTTCCTTGGACGGCGAGTTGATGCCGAAGAAGCCGGTGATGCCGTCCCAAATGTCAGAACACCAGCTTGTAACCCTGTCCCAGAGCCAGCCTGCCAGCGACTGGATGCCGTTCCACAAGCCGCGCACCAGGTCCGCGCCAGCAGAGGCCATCTGGCCGACCCCTTGACCGACCGCGCCAACGATTCCGGTGATGATCTGCGGGATCGCCGCCACGATGGTCGAGATGATCTGCGGCAGGTTCGTGATCAACGCGGTCAGCAGCTCAACGCCTGCCATGACCAGTTGCGGGATCGCCCCACCGATCGCCGAGACGATCGCTGCGATGATCTGCGGCAGCGCGGCCACGATCGTGCTGATGATCTGCGGCAGCGCCCCAATGAGCGCGGTGAGCAGTTTGACGCCAGCCTCGATGAGCTGCGGCAGGGCCGACAGCAGCGTGGTGATGATGCCGGTGATGATCTGTGGCAGCACCGTCACGATCGCGGTGATGATCTCCGGGAGCGCGTCGACCAGGGAGGTCAACAACGCAATACCGGTCTCGATGATCTGCGGGATCGCCCCGACCAGGAACTCCACGATCGAGGTGATGATCTGCGGCAGTGCCTCAATGAGCACCGGGATCGCTTCCAGCAGACCCTGGGCGAGCCCGAGGATGAGCTGCAACGCCGCCTCTAGGATCATCGGCAGGCTATCGACCAGGCCTTGGACCAGGGCGACGATCATCTCCACGGCCGCCGGGATGAGCTCCGGGAGTGCCTCACCGATCCCGGTGACCAAGGTGGTGATGATCTGCAGGGCTGCTTCCAACAGTGACGGCAGCGCCTCGATGATCGCCTCCACTAGTGCGACGATGAGCATCACCGCTGTCTCGGCAACCGACGGCAACACCTCGATGATGCCTTCGAGCAGCGCGGTCAGGATCGACATGCCGGTCTCGACGACCATTGGCAGCTGCTCGGCGATGAACCCGAGTGCTTCTTGCAGGATCTCGCCGAGCTTGTCGATCAATGCCGGGGCTCCGCCTTGTTCGAAGGCTGCCGTGAGCTCATCGATCCATCCGTTGACCATCGGCATGACCGTGCCAGCCAGCGCGTCGGTCAGACCTTGGGCGAGCAGGCCTTTGAGGTTGTCGATGCCGTCGCGCATGGTCGACAGCTGGCCGGTGAAGGTTTTCGACTGGGCTTCCATCGCCCCGTGGAAACGGCCGCCTTCCTCGGTTGCCGAAGCGAACGCGTCAGCGACCATGTCCGCGCTGATCGCGCCCTTGGCCATCTCCTCTTTCAGCTCGCCGATGGACTTACCCGTCTTGCGGGAGATCTCCTCCAGCGGGTTGAACCCGGCGTTGATCATCTGGTTGAGGTCCTGGCCGGTCAGCTTGCCCGTCGAGGACATCTGGGCGAACGCCAAGGTCAGTGACTCCATCTTCTGCGCGTCACCTTGGGAGATGTCACCGATATGCATCAGGTGCTTCTTCGCATCCTCCAGGCTGATGCCGAAGGCCAGCAGGGTTTGCATGCTGCCTGCGAGATCGCCCATGCCGAACGGGGTCTTCGCGGCCTGGGTTTTCAGGTCGTTGACCAGCTGTTGGGCTTTGGCCTGATCGCCGAGCATCGTGGTGAAGCTGGTGGTGTACTGCTCCATGCGGGCGTTGTACTCCACCCCGTCCTTCAAAGCATCGGCCATACCCCGGCCGATACTCGCGATCGCCTTGCCGATGCCCTTGACACCAGCGACGATCGCCTCGGCGGCCAGGTTCGCTTTGAGCACGTCACCGAAGACGCGGGTCTTATCCCCGGTGTCGTCCATCTCGTCGCCGAGATCATCGACCGCGTCCTCCAAGCGTCCGGCGTCCTTGGCAGCGTCCTTCGCATCATCGCCTGCCCCGTCGGCCTCGTCCCCGAACTCGCCGAGCGCATCGTTGTTGGCCTTGAGCTCTTTTTCCAGCTCGTTGAGCTCGGCACCGGCGTTGTTGAGCTGGATCTGCCAGTTCTTCGTGCGCGAATCGTTCTCCCCGAACGACGCGGCCGAGTTCTCGAGTGCGGCCTTGAGTGTCTCGATCTTGGACTTTTGGTTCTCGATCTCTTTGGTCAGCACCTGGTTGCGGGAGGCCAGTGCCTGGGTGGACTTGTCGTTCTTGTCGAACTGGGAGGCCACCAGTTTCATCTCCGAGCCCAGCACCCGCATTTCACGGTTGATGTCGGTGATGGCCCGCTTGAACTCGCGTTCACCTTCCAGACCGATCTTGAGACCAAACGATGAGTCAGCCATGAGGATTCACCTGCCTGTCAGTGGGGTTAGATGCCGGTCGGGATGATGTCGTCGATGAACCACACCCGTGCTGGTTTCGCTCGTCCTGTCTCGATCCGCCAGCAGTCCACCAGGTCAAGGAGCTCACCAAAGACCATCAGGCCCACCTCGTCTTGTCTCAGGCCGAGGTGGGCTAAACCGATGTAGGTCAGGCGGGTGAACACTGCCCGGTCGGATTCGACTATCCGTCCGCTGCCGGGCTCGCTTTTGGGGCTGGCTCGGTGAGGATGTCGCGGCGGGTGCCTCGCTGCAGTGCCTCAGCGATCGCACCCCGGTAGTCGGCGATATCGGCAGGAACCGTCAGCAGCTCCACCTCGTCCTCCGTCAACTGCGGGCGCGGGTTGTCGCGGTGGGTGAGGTTGTGGATCTGCACTGACTGGTTGGCCAGCAGTGTGATCAGCCAGATCACCTCGGTCAGTGTCTGACCGAGGTCCTCGGAGGTCTCCAACGCGGTGCCGAGGTTGTCCAGCCCGCCGTAGCGCTCAGCAATCAGCCGGGTGGCCTTGGTGGTGAGCACCAGCTCGTACTCGCTCCCACCAATCGTCACGGTCGCACTGCGAGCGGTGTCACGCGATGGTGTGTCAGTCATGGGGGTGCTCCTTTACTTGCCGGGGCTGGTGGCGGCGGGCTCGTAGACGGACTGGTACCAGCCGGTGATGATCTCGGCCTTGACCTTGGGGTCGCCTTCGGTGGCTTCGGCTTTCCACGGGTGACGGCCCTTCGCGTCTGGCTTGTTGCGACGCAGGATGGTGCCCTCGATGCTCGGGGTGGAGAACGTGATCGAGTCGGCCTTGGTGGCAAGCGTGGTGCTTGGTAGGGCGAACTTGACGCGGTAGAGCCAGAAGTACTGGAAGGTGCCGTTGGAGCGTGCGGCACGGAACCCGATCGCTACCGGTGTGCCGCCGTCTTCCGAGGACGAGATGAGTACCCCGTTGGCATCCAGGGTTGCGCCGGTCAGTGCCGCTGCGGCTTCTGCTCCCAGGTCGTCCACGCCGAGGGTGAGCGTGCCGGATTTGAATTCCTTGACGATCTCGCTGGGCCCGTCGTCGGCATAGAGGATTGCCTCGGCGACTTCGACGGACAACTCCGCTGAGATCGCTTTGGCCAGTGGCTTCGGGCTGGCGTAGGTTTCCTCGCCGGTGGTGGGGTTTTCGGTGATCGTGGCGTAGTAGAGCTTGTCAAGACCAATCGTGGCCATGGGGATTGCGTCCTTTCGTTAAAACGGGTGGTGGCAGCTGGTATCGAAGCTGTAGTGGTGGTAGCCGGTGTCGTCCTCGAAGCCGATGTAGCGTCTGGCCGTGACCACCAGCCCCGCGTCGACGAGAGCACGGGTGAGCGTGTCCCGCCAGGTGAGGTAGTTACCTGCTGTGAACAGGGAGAGGCGGACTTCTTCGATTTCGACGTGTGGGGTGTTGTCGGCGAACACTTCCAGCGTGTCGGCGATCGGGGTGGCAACTAGATAGGTGTCCGGTGCGGGCGAGGCGCTAAACAGGCTCACCGCGATGGGCAGATCAAGCTGGTCAGCGATCGTGGTGAGGGTTTCCAGCAGCGGGATGGTCATGGTGTGATCCCGTCGAGTTTGGCTGCCAGCACGGTTTTCATCGCCTCCACCGCACCCCGCCTGGTCTGGGAGCGTGTCGGTGCCAGAAACGGGCGTGCGGGCTGGTTGCTCCTGCCGTGCTCTAACACGTTGGCGATGAGCGCGTTCGACCTGCCGTCGCGGCGGTTTTCAGCGAAACCGACTTTGACGTTGTGGGCACCTTTGCTGTTGACCTTCACGCTGGTAACACCCAGGGCTCCGATGAGCTGGCCGGTTGAGCGGGACGGCATCGTGGTCGCCCGCCCGATCGCGGATGCGAGGTTGGCTCTCATGCGTGGTTCGACCACGTTCGCGCCAGCGCTCAAGACTTCGTCGGCTGCAGTGTCCAGCAGGCGTGAGGTGGCCTCGAGTGCGTCGATGTACTTATTGGGCAGTCGGATCTGGACGCGCGCCATGATGGGCTCCTTCCGGTTGCAGACGGTGGGCAAGGATCTCGATGTAGCCGCCGATGGGCTCGACGGTGTCGATGACGTAGCGGCCATCGCAAGCGGCGATCTGCATGACCTCCGAGACGGTGAGCCCGGGGATGGTGCGGATGCGGAATAAGACGGTGGCCTGCGTGTAGGCGGCACGGTTGACCCACGCTGAGCTGGCGTGCCTCATCTCCCTGTAGGTGCGCACCGAGGCGACCACCTGCTCGGCGCTAGCGGTGAACCCCGCAGCGTCCCTGCGGGCTACGGGGGTGATGAGGTCGATGGTTTCTCGCATACTGCCGATACCAGCCATGGGTTAGACCTTCCATTCGCGCTCGAGGCGCAGCAGCGTGTTCACCGCGCCCCACATGGCTTTGGCGGCATCGGGTTTGTCGGACCAGAACCCTGCCGTGGACCCGTCACGCGACTCGTAGAAGTGACTGGCGAGCATCACGATCGCCTGCCGGGTCGAACCGGGCATCTCGTGGGCCTCGTAGTAGTCCTCGGGTAGGTGCTGGTAGGCGGTGGCATAGGAGGTGGCAGCGGCCACCAGGTGGGCGATGAGCTCGTCGTCGGCGTCGTGGGCGAGGATGAGGTTGGCTTTGACCTGGTCGATGAGCTGGTGGTTCATGGCTGCCACCTCCTATTCGTTGCGTGCGGGGAGTTTTAGGCTCCGGCCTTCTGGGTGAGGATCTTGACGGCCTCGGGCAGGACGAGCTTGCCGTCCAGGCGCTGGGAGGCGAGGAAACCGACCTGGCCGGAGGTGGCGAACAGTTCGTTCAGGCGCTTGAACGAGCGTCCCTGCCGGTCAGCGATCCAGTAGTAGGACAGGTCACCGAACGCCACGGTCTTCGCGCCCGCCTTGATCTCGGGTGCGAACGTGGAGGTGTGCACGGGCTTGCCCAGGATCATGTCCGGGGCACCAGCGGTCAGTGCTGGCTGCCACAGGTACTGGCCCTGGTTGTCCTTGAGCTTGCGCACGGTCTTGACGGTGGCGTCGTTCATCAGCCACACTGCCCGGGCCCGATACGGTGCGCGCAGGCTGTAGTGCAGGTCGATGAGCTCATCGGCGGTGATGTCTGCGGCCTTCGCGGTGGTCACATCCGAGATGCCACCACCGGTGGGATCGAAGATGCCGGTCGGCTTGCCCTTGCCGTCACCGACGAGGAAGGCCTCCTCTTCGGCGGCACCGATGCGGCGGGCGAACTCGGCGGCGAGGTAGGCCTCGACGTCGAAGACCGAATCGCCGAGCAGTTCCTCGCTGATCTTGAGGAACGTGCCGAGCTTGAACGCCGAGAGCGTGATCTGGGAGAAGGTCTCGTCGGATTCGGTGTAGGGCTTGCCCTCATCGAGCCACCCGGCGCTGCCGTGGGTGGATACGACCGGGATCTTGCGGTCCCCGCTGGTGGTCTGGATGACGTTGGCAAGGCCTCGCATGATGTTCTGGTCGGCCAGCGACTGCATGAGGGTGTGCTCGAACTCGTCCGGCACGAGGTAGCCGCCTTCGGAATCGACCCCCTCGGACAGGGCGTTGCGCACCTCCATTGGGGAGGCGTTCAGGCGCATCGCATCCCAGAACGCGCGCTTGTAGGAGGCGGTGGCGCGGCCGGTCTTCGGTTCGGTCTCCTCGCCGGTCTGGCCGGGCATCGAGGTCAGCGGCGCATTCGTGGCCCGGGCAAGATCAGCGTCCAGGCGCTGGGCGCGCTCGGCGCGGGCGATCTCGTTGGTGAGCTTGTCGATATCGGCTTCCATGCGGGCGTAGGTCTGGTCGTCCTCGGCGGACAGGCAGCCGGTGGTGGTGTCGCGTCGCTCGTCGAGGAAGGCCTTGGCCTTCTCCCAGGTCTCGGCGCGGCGGGTACGCAGGTCAGAAATCGTCATCGTGGACATGGGAAAGGTTCTCCTTGCTTGTTAGTGGGTGTGGTTGATCAGTGCGGCGTACAGGTCCACCACTTTTCGCCCCGCAGGCCGCGTGGGCTCTGGGGCTGGTGGCGTGTCGGTCAGGTGTGCGACAAGGCGCTGTTCGGCGGGCTTGCGGGCAAAACACACCCCGCTGGCGGTATCGGCGAGCGGGGCAGGGTTTCGTGTCGTCGGCGGCCACGGTGCCTGCTTGTTCGGCTCCTCGCCGTCGTCTGGGTCGGGTGGGGTGCGGGGGCCGGTGAGGTAGTCGTCGGCAAACCCCATGCTGATGGCGGCTCGTGCGTCCATCCAGGTTTCTTGATCCATCAGCCGTGCGAGCTTGGCTCGGCTCATCCCGGTTTTCAGCTCGTAGGCGTTGATGATGGACTCTTTGACCGCTGCGAGCATGTCGATGGCCCGGCCCAGCTCGTCGGCGTCGCCGACGGCGAGGGTGGCCGGGTTGTGGATCATGAGCATCGAGACCGGGCTCATCGCCACGACCTCACCTGCCATGGCGATCACGCTGGCGGCACTGGCGGCGATCCCGTCAATATGGACGCGGACGTGGCCTGGGTAGTCGATGAGCATGTTGTAGATCTGGGCTGCCGCGACGACGTCTCCGCCGGGGCTGTTGATCCACACCGTGACATCTCCTGAACCTGCCGCCAGCTCGGAGGCGAACAGGGCCGGGGTGATGTCGTCGTCAAACCATGACTCCTCAGCGATCACCCCGTTGATACGCAAAACCCGGCTGGTATCGCTACCTGCCGGGTCAGATGTTTCGGGAGCGGGTGGCTCCCAGTTCCAGAACCGTCTCACCGGCTCCTCCTTTCAACTCTGTGTTCTGTTGGTGGCCCGCCAGGAGGCAAACCGCCTTCTGACGGCTCCAACCCCGCTGGTTCCTCCTGCCCCGTGGTGGCGTAGGCCCCGGCCATGGATAGAGGCAGCATGTTGCCGTTGACCAGGTACACGTCGCCACCATCAGCAGGGTTGATGCGGTCGAGGTTTTCGAGGGCGCGGATGTCGTTGGCGCTCATCCACCCGTTCTGCCTGGCCACGGCGTAGCCGTTCATGCGCGAGACGTAGTCTCCGCGCAGCAGGCCCTCGAGGTTGAACTTCACGAACACGCTCGGCTTCTCGCGTGGGCTAAGCAGCGTCTTGGTCAGGGCTTGTTCCCAGCGGATGACCCACGGGTCGAGCGTGTATTTCACGAACTCCAAGGACTGCTGCTCAATGTTGGAGAAGCTCGATTTTTCGAGGTCGCCGACCATGTGCGGTGGGATGCGGAAGATCCGGGCGATCTCGTTGATCTGGAACTTCCGGGTCTCCAAGAACTGCGCCTGCTCCGGGCTAACGGAGATGGGCGTGTACTTCATGCCCTCTTCGAGCACTGCGACCTTGTTGGCGTTGCGGGCCCCACCAAAGGTTTGCTGCCAGGACTCGCGCACCCGAGACGGGTCTTTGATCGTGCCCGGATGCTCCAACACCCCGCCAGGGGCGGCCCCGTTGGCGAAGAACGACGCCCCGTAGTCTTCGGTGGCCATGGCCATGCCGATCGCGTTTTTCGCCATCGCAATCGGGCTATAGCCCACCAGCCCATCAAACCCGAGCCCGGGGATGTGCAGCACGTCAGCAGGTGAAAGCCGGATGCGTGACCACTCACCGGCGGGTTCGTCGCTGGTGGTTTGGTACTCGTAGTAGAGCCTGCCTGCATCGTCCCTGCCTACGCTCATCCGGTTGGGCATGAGCGGATACAGGCCGATGACCTCGTCGAGGCCGTTGCGGATGACCTGTGCGTAGGCGTTGCCCCACAGTAGCAGATGCGTCATGAGGGTCTCGCGGAAGACGAAGCTGGTCATCTCCGGGTTGGGCTCATCGTGCAGCAGCCGGTAGAGCGTGTGGTCGGTGGCTTTGACCTTCGACCCGTCTTTCTCGGTGCGGTAGACGTGCAGGGGCAGGCCCGCGATTGCTTCTGCCAGGATCCGCACGCACGAATACACCGCAGTCATCTGCATCGCTGAGCGTTCGGTGACCGTGCGTCCGGAGCTGGTGGGACCGAACAGGAAGCTGTAGCTCGAAGACAGCTGGTGGTTCGACACCTGCCGGGCATTGGTGCCGCGTAGCCAGTCGAAAAGTCCCACAGGGGCCTCCTTTTGCGTTGTCGTGAGCGTTAGAGGACGAGCAACCCGCGCGAGTCGTACACCGACGCGCCCGTCTGAGCGCTGCCGCCTCGGATCGCGCGGTCAAGGGCCATGATGGTGGCGACGACCCCGTCGATCTTCTCGGTGGACTTCTGCTTGTCGGGTTTGATGTTTCCTGCCGGGTCGGTGCGTACGTGGATGTTGTCGACCATCCAGGCCAGCACCGGGTGCCCTCCGTGAGCCAAGCGTCCTTCAAGTGCGAGCTTCATCAGCTCCTTGCTCGGTGGGCTCATGTCTTTGAAGCCCTGCCCGAACGGCACGACGGTGAAACCGGCATCGTCGAGGTTTTGGCTCATCTGGACTGCGCCCCACCGGTCGAAGGCGATCTCGCGGATATCGAACCTCTCGCCGAGCTGCTCGATGAGGTGCTCGATGTGGGCGTAGTGGACCACGTTGCCCTCCGTGGTCTCCAGAAAGCCTTGGGCGTGCCACAGGTCGTAGGGCACGTGATCACGCGCCACCCTCAGCGAAAGGTTGTCCTCCGGTATCCAGAACCACGGGGCGATCCGGTACTGCTCGTCATCCCCGTAGGGCGGGAAGACGAGCACGAACGCGGTGATATCCGTCGTGGAGGCCAAGTCCAGCCCGCCGTAGCAGGGCCTGCCCTCCAGCTCGTCTAGGTCTACCGGGTCCGCGCAGGCGTCCCAGATGTGCATGGGCATCCACCGCACGGACTGTTTCACCCACTGGTTAAGCCGCAGCTGGCGAAACGAGTTCTCCTCGGCGGGGTTTTGGCGCGCCGAGTTGCACGCGGCGCGTACCTTATCCACCGGCACCGTGACCCCAAGCGAGGGGTTGGCCTTGTGCCAGACCTTTTCATCCGTCCAGTCATCATCCAGGTCTGCGCCGTAGATCACCGGGTAGAAGGTGGGGTCGTGTTTCTTGCCCGCCAGAATGTCGCGTGCTTTTTGGTGCTGCTCGTAGCAGATGCTGTGGGTGTCGGTGCCTGCGGTGGTGATGAGGAAGTACAGCGGCTGGGTGCGCGCATCACCCGAGCCCTTGGTCATCACGTCGAACAGGGCCCGGTTGGGTTGGGTGTGCAGCTCGTCGAATACGACACCGGAGATGTTGAACCCGTGCTTGGAGTACGCCTCAGCCGAGAGCACCTGGTAGAAGCTGTTGGTCGGCTTGTAGATGATCCGCTTCTGACTGCTGAGGATTTTCACCCGCTTCGATAGGGCTGGTGATTGGCGGATCATGTCGGCGGCGACCTCGAAGACGATGCTGGCTTGCTGCCGGTCGGCCGCGCACCCGTAGACCTCGGCGGCTTGCTCCCCGTCCCCGCAGGTCAGCAGCAGCGCGATCGCGGCGGCCAGCTCGGACTTGCCCTGCTTCTTGGGGATTTCCACATAGGCGGTGGTGAACTGGCGGTAGCCGTCGGGCTTGATGGTGCCGAACAGGTCGCGCACGATCTGTTCTTGCCAACCCAGCAGTGTGAAGGGTTTTCCTGCCCAGCGGCCTTTGGTGTGGCGCAGCGCCTGAATGAACGCCACGGCGAAGTCGGCTTTGCGTTGGTTGTAGGTGGAGCCGTCTGCCATGAACCGGGTTGGTTGATACGTGCTCGTCATCGTGGCGGCAGCTCCTTCCTCGGGGCATAAGAAAAGCCCCAACCGTGTGGGGCGAAACAGTTCGTGCAGGGCCCGGCCCGTCTGCGTGGTCAGGGCGGCGCGAGGGGTTAGCAGTAGGTGGCGCGGAAGTCGGCGACCACCTGGTCGGTGTCGAAGCCGCCGTATCGCCAATCGGACAGGCCGCGCTGCCCGGCCAGGGCGATGATCTGGTCGGCTTTGGTGTAGTGCCAGCCGATGCGGCTGAGCGTGTGGACCGGGATCTTCTCGGCCCCGACCTCCTCGGCGAGCTCGTCGAGGACGCTGAAGGGGATCTCGGCGGCGGCCTGGATCTCACCGTGCGGGGCGGCGTCGGCGGGGATCTCCAGGTGGTTGGTGACCAGCTCTCTGGTGGCGTCCATCGGGTGTCCTCCTTGGCCTTGGTGGGGTGTGGGTTAGATCTGGGTCAGGGCCCAGGCGATGGCGTGCCCGGCGTCTGCGAAAAGGTGGTCGGCCTCGGCGATGAGCTCCAGGGCGCATTCGCTGCGGCCGCGTGCGTTCGGGCCGAAGCCGTCGATCGGAGCTTCGGTGAGGCGGTAGACCTGGGCGCTGTTGCCGTAGCCGTCTTTCTTGGTCCAGGTCGCGAAGGTGGCCAGCGTGTAGTCGCCGTGTGCGAGGATCGCCCCGTAGGAGTCGACGCGCATCTGCAGGGCTTCGGTGGTGAGCTTCTCGGTGGTGTTCATGGCTGTTGTCCTTTCCTGAGGGGCTGTTCTTTTGTCATGTACATACAGCCATAGGTGCGGGCGCTTATCCAGTCGTATTTGCCCAGATCAGGCACTATTTTTTGGGATCTACAGCACTTAAGAAAACCGTGGAGAAACAAGGCTTGTGACGAGAGGAAACCCCGCTCGTGGCAGGGTTTGCGGGTGCCAAAAGGTCAGGCGTTGCGGGTGATGCTGTAGTTCACCAGGTCGCGGGCGTTCAGGGGTGCCAGTTCGCTGACCATGGCAATGGCGCGTCGGTAGCCGTCGGTGACCTTCTCGATCTCTTCCGGGTCGAGGGAGCCGTATGAGGTGGTTTGGATCGTCCACTGGCCGGTCTGCCAATCCCGGTACAAGGGCGGGGTGTACGGCAGGCGGGCTGCGGGGCGGATCTCGATCGCGAGGTCGTCTGTGGTGTCGATGGTGACGATGGTGTAGCCGAGCCGGTTCGCGTCCTTGACCAGGTGCTGGGTGGTGTCCTCTTCGATGCTCATCTGTGGCTGGGGGTTCATGGCTGTGTCCTTCCCTGAGGTGGTGTGCTTTCGGTATGTACATACAGCCATACGTTGTGCCGCATATCCAGTCACTATTTGCCCTGATGAGCCGCTATTTTTCGGGCTTTTCAGTGGGTAGGGTTTCCCAGGAGTCCTCGCCCGGGATGAGCCCCAGGTTCGATCCGGTGTCCCAGTCGACGTGGACGGTGCCGAGGTCGTCGACGAACGCCACGGTGCCAAGCACACCGGGGCGCAGCGTCGTTTACGGGTCGCTGGTGGCGATCAGGCGCACCCGCTGGCCAGGAGTCATGGTCAATCCTCCTTCCTGCTCGTCGGGGTGCGCCAGGCGGCGTCCCCTTCCAGGCCTGCCAGCAGGATGCGGCGTGCCTGCTTGTATTCGGGGCCGATGAAGCCCAGGGAAAGCAGGAAGCAGCGCATCGTGTACTTGTCATTGCCCGGTGCTGGCGGCGTGGAGCGGATCCGGGTTGCCTCCTGGGCGCGCTGGCAGAGCCTGGCCACAAGCGGGATCACCGCCTCGCGTGCCGTCTCCGGCGTAATCGACTCACACCACGGGAACGAGACGGTCTCGTCATCGTTGAACTCGATGGGTGTGGCCGGGATGCCCAGGGCCTTGGCGATCAGTGGCCCTTTGGCTGCCAGGAGCGCTTCGAGGTTGGCGCGAGTGCGCTCACTCCACCCGGTGGTGGGCATCGTGACCGTCAACGCCACCTCGCCCGGGTCGGCGGTTTCAAAGCCCGCCTTGTGGGCGGCCTCGAGCACGGCCTGCGCCTCGATGCCATCTGGCAGGTAGAGGGTCCAGTCCCGATCCAGCGTGGCGTCTGCGATCTGGTAGGCAAACGAGGGCGTGCCCAGATAGGTGGCCTCGGTGCCAAGGTGATCGGCGAGAAGCTGGGCGAGCTTTTTCCTGCCCGTTTTGTGCGGGGTGAAGGCGAGGATGCTCATGCCACGACCTCCTGCTCGAACCAGGCGGCCACCATGGTGAGGAAACGCTTCGGGTCGTGCTCGATCACGCGCACCACCAGCTGGTAGCCGCGTGCTGTGGCAACCCGCAGGGTTTCCTCGGGGTCGTAGACGTTGACTCCGGCTGCGATGAGCTCGCTGATTTCGATGTGTAATTCACTCATGACCAGTCCTTTTCGCTCGGTTCCCCCAGGTCTAGGGGTGCTTGGTCATGTACATACAGCCATACGTTTTTCCGCTTATCCAGTCGTTTTTGCCCTCATCAACGGCTCAGTTTCACGCCCCTGTTTTCCCTGCATATTGCGGGGTTTTATTCGCGGTCGCGGTCGACCTGTTTGACCAGATCCAGGTAGGCGTACTGGGTGCCGTCGCGCTGGCAGGTGATCCCGGCCGCATCCCCGGTCGCCTCGGCGTAGCGGCGCAGGATCACCGAGGCGTACTTCTCGTCCAACTCCATGAGGTAGGCGATGCGGTCGGTCTGCTCGGCGGCCATCAGGGTCGAACCGCTGCCAGCGAAGGTGTCGAGGATGATCGCGTTGGCCTGGGTGGAGTTGCGGATCGGATAGGCCAGCAGGTCCAGCGGCTTGCTCGTCGGGTGGTCGGAGTTCTTTCGCGGCTTGGCGAAGTTCCAGATCGTGGTCTGTTTCCGGTCAGCGAACCACTTGTGCTTGGCTCCCTGCTTCCACCCGTAGAGGACCGGTTCGTGCTGCCACTGGTACGGCGAGCGTCCCAGCACGAGGGAGTCTTTGACCCAGATGCAGCAGCCGGAGAGCTTGAACCCGGCATCGATGAACGCTTTGCGGAAGTTCAGCCCTTCGGTGTCGGCGTGGAACACATAAGCAGACCCACCCTTGTCGAGAACGCCCGCCATGTTGGTGAACGCGGTGAGCAGGAACTCGTAGAAGGAGTCGGCCTTCATCGCGTCGTTTTTGATCGTGAGCCCGTCGGAGGACTCGAAGGCGACGTTGTAGGGCGGGTCGGTAAGCACCAGGTTCGCGCTCTTGCCGTCCATGAGCATCGCGACATCGTCTGCGTCGGTGGCATCCCCGCAGACCAGCCGGTGCCTGCCGATGGTCCAGATGTCCCCGCGCTGGACGAAGGAGGCGGCCTCGAGAGCGGCGGTGAGATCAAACCCGTCGTCGTCTACCTCGTCCTCGTCAAGGCTGCCGATGAGCTGGGCGATTTCGTCATCGTCGAAGCCGGTGAGCTCAGCATCAAAGTCGGCCGCGTCAAGGTCCGCGATGAGCAGGGCCAGCTTGGACTCGTCCCAGTCGCCGCTGATCTTGTTCAGTGCGACGTTCAGGGCCTTCTCGCGGGTCTCGTCCAATTCGACAACCACGCAGTCGATGCTCGTGTGGCCAAGATCCGCCAGTACTTTCAGGCGCTGGTGGCCACCGACGACGTGGCCGGTGGTGTGGTTGTAGATCACCGGCTCGACATAACCGAACTCAGTCAGCGACCGCTTGAGTTTCTCGTAGTCCGCATCCCCGGGCTTCAGGTCCTTACGCGGGTTGTAGTCGGCGGGCTTGAGCTCACTGATGGGTAGCTGCTTGATGAGCACGGCGGATCACCTCTTCTCTGAGCTTGTCGGTAAACGGCAGCGTCCATTCCCACTCGCTCAGACCATGGCCCATGTGCCCATAGGTGGCAAGCTTCGCGTAGATCGGAGAACGCAGGTGCAGGTGTTCGATCATCGCGGCCGGTCGCAGCGGGAAGACCGCCTGGGCGGCGTCGGTGAGCAGCCAATCCGGGTGCTGACCGGTGCCGAAGGTGTCGATGCGGAACGCGACCGGGTCAGCCTTACCGATCGCATAGGAGATAGCGACGTGGCATTCTTCGGCCAGGCGCGCATCCACCACGGTTTTCGCGATGAGCCGCGCCATGTACGCGCCCGTTCGGTCGACCTTGGAGGGGTCCTTACCCGAGAACGCGCCACCGCCGTGCGGGCCGAGCCCACCGTAGGTGTCGACCATGAGCTTGCGTCCGGTCAGCCCGGTGTCAGCGGTGGGCCCACCGGTGACAAACCGACCGGACGGGTTGACCAACACGCGCTCAGCCGTGGCACCGGGCAGGTGCGCCTCGATGGCCGGGGCGACGACCAGCGTGCGCACCTCCCGTTCAAGCGCCTCGGGGTCTTTGTCTGCATTGTGCTGGATTGAGACGATCACGGTGTCGATGCCGACCGGAGTGCCCAGCTCGTCGTAGACCACACTGACTTGGGATTTGCCGTCGGGGCCGATCCCACGGATCGTGCCGTCGGTGCGGGCTGTATCGAGGCGGCGGCAGATCTCGTGGGCGAGCACGAGCGGCAGCGGCAGGCGCTGGGGCGTCTCGCTCGTGGCGTACCCGTAGACGGTGCCCTGGTCACCCGCCCCCAGGCTCGCATACGCCGACTCATCACCTGCAAGCGCCTCGATGGAGGTTGTAACACCTGCGCCGATGTCGGCGGATTGGCGGCGCACCCACACGTAGATGACAAACCGGTTCGGGTTGTACCCGGCCCGGCGCAGCGCCTCCCGCGCGCAGGCGCGCAGCTGCGGCCGGATGGTGGTGGTGATCTCGCCGGTGACGATGATGCGCCTGCCACTCGCCATGACCTCAACGGCCACGCGTGCCGCCGGGTCGCGGGTAAGGATGTCATCGAGGATGTGATCTGCGATCAGGTCGCACAGCTTGTCGGGGTGGCCGATACACACAGATTCAGCACTTCGCACTACAGACACGCGAGGGCTCCTTTCACAAATGCGAACAACAAGAAAGCCCGCCCGGGTGCCGGGCAGGCCAGAAACGAAACAAGCGGGATGAGGGGCCTTAGGAGGAGGCTTTGAGCAGCTGCTCCATGACCTCATCGCCTGGCGTGGTGCCGGAGTAGTCGGTGGTGCAGGTGGCACGCACGATGTCGAAGATCTCGTACCAGTACACGTTGGCCTGCTTGCCGAACGACTGCGACATGGCCACGAACGGGCTGGCGATCGCAGCGCCCGTGGTGGGGTGTTTGCCGAGCAGACCGAACTTGGAGATTGCCTGCTCGCACTGGATGTATCGGGCGAACGCCTGCGCGTACTGCTCAATTAAGCGTTTGGAGACGAACTCGGTGCAGCCGCGTTCATCCAGCCAGTTCCAGGTCTCCCGGTAGACCAGGTCCGCACCGAGCGGTTGGCCGTCGCGCTGCTCGGCCGACAGGTATTCGCTAGGTTCAGGCATCGTCTCGCCTGCGAGCAGCGCACCATCGCCGATGTCGGTGCCGTCCAGGTCGAACACATCGAGCTCGGCCGGTGTGGTGAGCCTGGTGGCAGGTCGACCTGAGGCGAGCTTGTCGTTCAGCGCCTCGGGTTTCGCCCCGGCACGGACTCTGCGTCCGCCTCGGTTGGTGCCGTCTTTGGCCACGACGTAAACCTCCTCTAGGGCGTGTTGCTAAATCCATTGGAGGGTGGCGGAGAGGTAGATTCCGGCCGCGTAGGAGCGGGCGGTCTTGTCGAACCGGGAAGCGAGCCCTCGCCACTGCTTCACTGCGTTGAAGCATCGTTCGATGACGTTGCGCCCTTTGTAGCGTTCCCGCTGCTCGTTGCCGAAGTCGATCGGTCGGCCCGGCCTCTTTTGACGCTTCTCGATCTGGTCAGCGCGCTCGGGGATCGTGGCCTTGATACCGCGCTCGCGCAGCCAGGCACGGTTCTTCTTCGACGGGTACCCCTTGTCCGCGAGCACCCGGTCCGGCCTCATGCGCGCCTGGCCTCGCCCGGGGACGCGGATCTCGTCGAGCACGCAGGTGAACACGCTCGTGTCCGCGACCTGTCCACCGGTCAGCACGAACGCCAGCGGGCGAGCTCACCCATCGCAGACCAGGTGGATCTTCGTCGTCAAACCACCTCGTGACCGGCCGATCGCGTGGTCACACGGCTCCGGCCCGGATCTCTTGTAGTTCGATGGAGCCCCCTGTGCCCCGGGGCAGGGTCGCACCGTGCTGATGCACACGCGCGATCGATGAATCCACCGACACGACCCAGTCGACCTCGCCCGCGAGCGAGGCCCGCCGCTGGACATGGGTGAGCAGGTCCTCCCAGACACCCTCGGTCGCCCATCGGCGGAAGTTCTTGTAGATCGTGTTCCAGTTCCCGAAACGCTCGGGCAGGTCCCTCCATGCTGACCCCGTCCGGAACCGCCACGCGGTCGCCTCAACCACCGTGCGCCGGCCCACCGGCGGGCGGCCCCTCGTGTTCACCGCAGGGAACACGTCCCCGATCAGCTCCCAGACCTCGTCGGTGATGACACCTCTCGACATGACTCCAGCACCACCCACGCACCCCGGAACACCATTTAGCAACACGCCCTAGTGCTTCCTCGCCGTCCTGTGTTCTAATTGGGTATGGCCCGAGCGAAAACGAAAACGGAACTGCTGACAGCAACCACCTCCCAATGGGACGTGCTGCAATCATTGATTGACTCCATGCGGCCAGAGATAGAAAGCGTCGGCTTGTTTTTCGGCGCTGACTTCGACCGTCCTGAACCCCACTGGGGCAGGGACAAGAATCTGCGCGATGTCCTTGCCCATCTCTATGCGTGGCAAAAAATGCTGTTCGACTTCGTTGACGCCAATCAAAACGGGACTGCCCGGCCATTCCTGCCCGCACCTCACACGTGGCGGACCACGCCATCCCTAAACATGGAAATCTGGGAGCACTACCAAGACACGTCACTGGGCGACATACAGGACATGCTGGGCTCGAGCCATTCCCAGATCATCGAGCTCATCGAAAGCTTCACCGATGAGGAGCTGTTCACTAAAAAGTACTTCCCGTGGACAGGAACCACCTCGTTGGGCTCCTACCTGGTCTCAGCAGCACCCAGCCACTACGACTGGGCCATCAAGAAACTGCGCACCCACCAGAAAGCCAACAAGGCAAGCCCGAAAGCCCCAAACCAGACACCGTAAAACGCACCAGCTCAAGACGGCGGGTCAATACCCGGTTTGATTCGTGGATTTTGTGCGCGGTTGGCCCCGCCCGCTGAGGAGCAGCCCAGCTGTGGAGATCCGCTCGCCCCCACCCCCTCGGCAAGCGCGCCACGTCGCCTCGTGCCGGGCGAACGGGGTCGAGGTTGGCACAGGTGAGGGTCGGCAGGGAGGCCGCGACAGGCGGGCACACAGCCCTTTTTAGTAGCTGTAGACCCGAGGGGCTTGCCGCCACCGGTCGCCATCGAGCGCGGACTGGCGCGAGTGGCACGGCTTGCACAGACTGCGCAGGTTCGACTCGTCGTGGGTGCCGCCGTGGTCGAGCGGGATCACGTGGTGGACCTCAGCCACGGGCGTGTACCGGCCACGGGCCAGGCAGTCCTCGCACAACGGGTGGGCTTCGACGTAGGCCGCGCGGATCTTTCGCCACCGGTGGTCGTAGCGTCGGTTGATCTTCGGGTCGCGCTGGTAGGTCCGGTAGCGGGTGTCCTCGGCGCGGGCGTGCTCGGGGCAGAACCGCGTCTCGGTCAGCTCGGGGCAGCCGGGCTGGGAGCACGGGCGCTTGGGTTTGAAAGGCATCCGTCTCACCGCCCCTTGTCGTTCATGGCAACGACCCCCAGACGGACCGTGATGATTCGTCTGGGGGTCGGGACCTACTTTTCAACCACTTACAGCATGCGACAGGCACACCCTGAAAGTCATCCCCTCTTTGCGACACTCATGCGCGCCAATGCTTCAGTCTCTGCCGAACAAGAGACGCGCGAAGCGGGCAAGGGCGCGCTGCTTCTTGGCGAAGGCAGTCTTGCGTTCGACGTAGAAGTGTTCGGCGACTTTGACGGCGGCGTCCTCGGCGGAGAGGTCGTCGAGGAAGAATACCTCGAGGACCAGCCGGTCATCGTCGCTGAGGCTTTCCCAGGCCGGGTTGAACCAATCCATGTAGGCCTGCGCTTTTTGGTTGCGGGCTTTGAGCGCGTCGAGGTTGTCGAGGATCGAGCAGACTCTCGCTTCACCGGCGTGCCGGTTGTTGCCCCGTGGCAGGCCGTCGAATCGGGGTGAGCCGATTGAGGTCAGTGAGGCTTTGAGCTCGTTGGCGTACCCGTCGCCTTGCTGGAGAATGACAGCTTGGGTTGCGTAGTCCTGGAGGACGCCGATGGCGGCTTTGCGGTAGTCGAAGTAGTCCCAGATGGGGTGGTCGTTCATGAGTGTGCCTGCTTTCCCAGAGTGTCGGCGACCGCATTGATCAACGCAGCCTGTGTCATGTCTTTGTTGTCCAGCGCGGCCAGTACCGCCTCATCGAGGGTGTGGTCTGCGGCCAGGTGGGTGATCGTCACCGGCTGGTCTTGTCCCTGGCGGTAGAGCCTTGCGTTGGTCTGTTGGTAGAGCTCCAAGGACCAGGTCAGGGAGAACCAGACCAGGAGGTTGCCGCCTTGCTGGAGGTTGAGCCCGTGTCCGGCTGAAGCCGGGTGGATGAGCGCCAGCGGAATCTCGCGGGCGTTCCACGCTTTGATGTCGGTACTGGTTTTCAGCTCGCGGGCCCCAGGGAAGCGTTCGGTGATGCGCTCACGGTCGTGTTTGAACCAGTAGGCCACGAGCAGCGGCTGGCCGTTGGCCGCCTCCACGAGGTCTTCGAGCGCGTCGAGCTTGCGGTCGTGCACCACCACGGTGTTGCCGTCCTCGTCGTAGATCGCACCGGAGGCCAGCTGTAGCAGCTTGCCTGACAGTGCTGCGGCGTTCGCGGCATCGATGACCTGCCCGTCGAGGTCGAGCACCATCTCATCTCGCAACCGCTCGTAGGCTTTGAGCTCCTTCGGTTCGAGGTCGACGAGCGTCGTGGTGACCGTCAGCTCGGGCAGGCGCAGGTAGTCGGTGGTGCGCATCGACAAGGTGATGTCGCTGATCGCCTCGTAGATCTCGTCCTCGGCACCGGGTGCGGGCTTGTAGGTGAAGATCTGCTGGCCGTTTCGCCGATCGGGTACGAACCAGCGGTTGCGGTAGTGGGTGATGAACCTGCCGAGGCGCTGGCCCTCATCAAGGAGACGGAACTGCGCCCACAGGTCCATCAGCCCGTTGGCTGCTGGCGTGCCGGTCAGTCCCACGATCCGGGTGAGACGTGGCCGCACGGCGGCGAGTGCTTTGAACCGTTGCGCCCGGTGGTTCTTAAACGAGCTCAGCTCGTCGATGACGACCATGTCGAACGGCCAGGCTTTGCCGAGGTGGCGCACCAGCCAGGGCACGTTTTCGCGGTTGATGACGGTCACCATCGCCTCGGCGGCAAGCGCGTCCACCCGCTGGGCTTTCGACCCCACGGCTACGGCAATGGTGAGTCCTGCCAGGTGGTCCCATTTGGTGGCCTCGGCGGGCCAGGTATCGCGGGCGACTCGCAGGGGTGCGACGATGAGGACGCGGCGGGCGTGGAAGGAGTCCAGCAGCAGGTTCCAGATTGCCGTCAAGGTGATCACCGTCTTGCCTAGCCCCATCCCGAGCAGGATCGCGGCCTGCGGGTGGTCTTCGATGAAGGCGGTGGCCAGTTGTTGGTAGTCATGCGGCTCGTAGCGCATCAGCCACCTCCTGGATCGCGTCAATGTTGTCAACGACGACCGCATCAACGCCGTGATCCTTGAGCTGCTGGATGCGACGGCGTTGGATGGGGCGTGGGAGGCATCCGGGTGCTTTGAGTTCGACGAAGATGACGCGTCCGCGATGGATGCAGATGCGGTCTGGAACCCCTGCGGTGCCTGGGCTGGTGAATTTCCAGCACAGGCCACCAATCGCCTCAACGGCTTTTTTCAAGTGTTGTTCGATTGCGTGCTCGTTCATGGTTCATGTCCTTGGTGTTTTGCCGAGGGTGCAACCTGGTGCAGGGTCGTTTTGGACTTTTCTATAGGGCTAGTTTTTATGCCCTATAGGAAACTCACATATGGGTCTGCACCAGGCTGCACCCAGCGCTATTACTGCTGGTCAAACTCGTTTTTCAGTTGGAGGCCAAAAACCCTGATCCCGGATTTCATCTTTTTGCGGACAAAGCCGTGGTGTTCTACGGTGGCGTTGAAATCGACCATGGGACGCGCCCACCCGGAGGTGGACATCGCCCACGCCCGGTAGGTCTGGTACAAGTCCCCGGCCCGTTCCGACAGCCCAGGGTCGAGGTCGCAGTGGGCGTCGAGGAACTGGGCGAACCAGTTGTTCTCTTCCCGATACGCCGCTGATGCCTCCACCACTCGGGCCGGGGCCTTGAGGTGGTAGTTCTCGGCGTGGATGAGGTGCGCGCCCTCCATAACCCAGGCCAGGATCGCCCCGCCTGCCTGCGTATAGAGGTAGTCGGCATAGTTCTTGATGTCGGACGTGCCTTCGATCTTGGCTTCGAAGGGGATGACGATGAGCCTGCGCCAAATACCAGCATCCATCGCCCCCACCCTGGGCAGATGGTTGGTGTAGAGAATCAAGGTGTGCGAGGGGGTGAAGGCAAACGGTGCCTTGTATTTCTTCTCCGCGTAGATCTGGTCGGTGGAGGCGAGCTGTTTGACCACGGAGGTGGACATGCGCACGCCTTCTTCGGACTCGGCGGAGATGATGAGGCGTTTGCCTTTGGCCTCAGCCAGCTCAGGCTTGACGTTGCGCATCCCACCGATCGTGAGCACATCAGCACTCATGTTGCCCGCGTAGGTGCCCAGCACCCGGGCGATCGTGTTCCAGAACGTCGACTTGCCGTTGCGACCATCCCCATAGGCGATAACGAGGGCCTCGACGAAGACCTGCCCGATCGCAGCCAAGCCGACGATGCGCTGCACGTAGGCGATGAGCTCAGCATCGCCTTGGAAGAACACCTCGAGGGCTTCCTGCCACAGGTGCGCCCCGTCGGTGCCCGGGTCGAGGCTGGTCTGCTTGGTCACCAGATCCGCCGGATCATGGTCACGGCGCGATGCGGCTCCGTGGCGCAGATCGTAGGTGCCTGATGGGGTGTTGAGCAGATACGGGTCTGCATCGAGCTGCTCAGGAGTGGTCAGCAGCATGGGGCGGGCTTCTTTCAGGCAGTTGGTGATCCCGCGCGATTCGCGGCGCTTGAGCGCGTAGGCCACATAGGTTTTCGCGTCCTCGAACGCGGCGAACGCCTCCTGTTGGGCGGCGTTGAACATGGCCTGGGCTTTCGCCTTCGACATCGACGCCAACAACATGGCAGCCCCCGTGGCGGCGAGCTGGTCTTTGGCGTCTTCGAGCAGCTCGTGGGCCTCGGCCAGTTGGCGTTCGGTGAGCTCCTGGGCGACGGCTTGGGCTGCGGGTGCGGATTCGTACCAGACACCGTCGTAATAGACGAGCCAGTCGGTGGCCTCCGAGTAGCGCAGCGAATCCGGGTACGCCTTGGCCAGGGCGTGGGCCTGGCCGACGTCGCTGTAATCGGCGGGGCGTACCGAATCCAGGCTCGCCTCAAAATCCGATGGTGGCACATACCCGGGCTGGTTCTCGACCGTCTTGGCGAACCGGGTGGCCGACCGCCAGATCGACTCCACCTCCGCCTCGGGCAGCGGCGGGTTGCAGCGAGCAGCCTTGCGGTCAAACAAGTCGCGTGCCTCATCGGTCGTGCCGAGGCGAATCAGCAGCCTGCCAGCAAACCTCGACAAGGTCGCATTACGCGAACCCTCCTCGATCGCCTTGGTGCCCTCATCCCACTGGGCGAACACGTCCTCCTCCACCGTGTCGGCAAGCCAGGTGTCGATGGTGCGCTCACCCTCGACCACGGTGATATTCGGATTAGTGTGGCCGTAGATGAAACGGCCAGCGTCGATCGCGTTAGGGTCGAAGAACTCGAACCGGGCGGCGAGCTGCTTCTTGAGCGCCGCGTAGGCCTCAGCATCAGTTACGGGGTCTATCGGGAAGTAGACGTGGAAGCGGGGTCTTGCCGACTGGGCTCCTTTCGCCCGCTGGTGGTTGCGGGAGGTGGCGGTCATCAACGCCACACCCTCCAGCCTCTTAATCAGCGATTCCGGGGTGACCCATTCGGCCTGCTCCTCGGTGTGGGAGTTGTCGACGTCCATGACCAGGCAGTTCGAGGTCACGAAACTGCCAGCCGACCGCCTGCCACCCACGTACTCGGCAACCACATGATCCAACCTGGCGACCGCCTCCAGGTCGGCTGCCGTGGTCACGGTGTGCGGGTTCGGGTAGTGTGCGTTGTTTTGCTGGCCTGCCACCTGCGCGGTGAACATCGTCATCGCCTTCATAGGGTGACCTCCTGAAAGTCGGCGTCGAGATAGGTGATCGGCAGTTCGAGGTGGTGGGCCCATTCGATCTCGGCGCGCATCCCGGTCGAGACACGGGCCGTGTAGACCCAGATCGCCTCGCACTTGCTCAGAAGAATTCGGTTGAAAAACATCGCCAACTCGCGCTCGCTCGCGTCGGTGTCGTCCATGAATTGCGGAAACAACAGGTGCGGCGCGAGCGGGATCTTGTGCCGTGACACCGCGTGAGCACACAACGCGCGAGCCAGCTCCACGTTGTTCTCGATGTCACCGGAGTACGGGGAGCAGATGTAGACCAAGGACCGGTAGCCGTACTCGGCGCGTTGGAGATTCTTCAGCGCCTTGTATGAGGTGGGGTCTGAGTAGCCCTCCGTGTTGTGGGGCGAGAAACCCAGGTCGGCGGTGAGAGCAGTCGTCGTCATGCCGCACCGCCGTCCTGCTCGATGGCCGGCAGCAGGCCGAACTGGTTCTTCAGCAGGTCGTAGACGAACAAGCGGCCCTTTTGGGTCCAGTACATGTGAGTGCGGGTCTTGCCTTCGTCGTACTCGTGGGTCTTGGACTGCGTGTAGCCCTGCTCGGCGAACCGGGCGTAGAGGAACCAGCGGCCGGACTGCCTGAACTGCACCCCGGCGTCGTGCAGCAGCAAGTTCAGCTTCTTGGCTGACAGGCCGTAGTCCTTGGCGATCTCGGTGATGGTCAGTAGCGAGTCCGACTGGAGCACGACGTCGTAGTAGGAGACCTTCGGGGCGGCCTCGAGCAGGGCTTGCTCGGCGGCCAGCCGCTTGGCCCGCTCGGAGCGAAGCTGGATGATGGCGTGCTCGAGGAACTCGTCGTTGTCCAAGAGCTCGTCGATGGCGTAGACGCCGTGGCGGCGGATGGTGGGCAGGACCTCGTCGACAACCCAGGCTTCGAAGTCTTGGGCTGCGGGGAGCTTGGAGGAGAAGATGAGCCGGTAGAGGTCACCTTCGGTGATGAACCTGGCTTCTTGAGTGCGACCGAGCGCATCCGTGATGGGGTGGTGAAACGCCACCCCACGTCCATGCTGCTTGATGGCGTTAACTGGATCTTTGTACCCCAAGGCGGTGGCCACATCGCGGCCACAGAAATACACCTTGTCCTCATGCTCGACAGTTCGGATCGTTCCAAAGGCATCGTTGGTGAATACCTGAAGATCTCTCGTAGCCATGTCTGGCTCCTTCTAAGAGCCAGGATTGACGTGAATTCCAGCAAGCCACGGGTGCGGCCGCGTCGGGCTCTCACGCATACGCCCCTGAGCGCGCAAGAATCCGGACACCCGGGTCTTGCTGAAATACTCAGGCCACTCGCTCACATGAGAAGCTGGAGCGGTGATGCAGTCCGATTCTTTCTCCCAACGCTCGACTATCCGCAGTATTGCGAATGTCCTGGCAAGTACCGATTTGCCGGGCCTAAGCGGAAGCCAAATCGACGAGCTTCTCCTCGACATTGGTGCGCCACCGCGTGTTGCCGGGAGTAAGCGAGAAGGACTGTTTGGCGCGCTTACGGAAGGAATGTCCGCAGCGCAAGCAGGTCAACTCACTCGTGAGTTCATAACGACTGCGATGAGCCCGGCACGGCATACCACCGATCGTCAGCGTTGGAATGATTTGCGCCGCTTGCTCAACAAGGTGCTGGCGACCGAAGGATGGCATATCGACGATGCTGGCGAGTTGACCCAACTCGCTGAGGCGGCACGCACATTCGATGATATCGAGCGTCTTACCAGCTCTCTCGTGGAGGAACTTCAGCGGCGCGGTACCCACGAACGCCTAATGGAGTATTGCAGCCAAGAACTGATCGCGGAGTCTCTGTTCCACGCGATATCCGAGGCAGCCAAGTCGATCCCTGACCGCATCCGTATCCTTACTAGCTTGACCGACGATGGTCAGGAGTTGTTCGACGCAGCTTTGGGAACAAACAATTCTGCCCCTAAGCTCGTGATTAATAGCTTTTCCACGGAGTCGGAAAAATCAGAGCACAAGGGTTTTAAGAACCTGCTTATAGGGATCCACGGGCACTATCGCAATCCCCGCGCTCACAAAACCCGACTAGGTAGTGAGGAAGGTAAACATGACTTCCTCGATGCCTTCAGCTTGTTCTCCTATGTCCATCGTCGCCTCGATTCCGCCCAGCGATATCAGTCCTTCATGTAGAAATCACACACGTACCCGTCTGCCGCTAGCGGCAACCCCGCTGCCCAGTCAGGCGTAATGGCCATCAGTTTGCAGATCTCGTCCACGGTGGCCGTGGCGGTCTCCACCACGATCTCGTCGTGGACGTGCATGACGATCCTGTGCCCAGCGCGATCGACCTGGTGCATGCCGAAAGTGAGCAGGTCTCGGGCGACGGCTTGGACGATGTTCTCGGTGAGTTTCCCACCGTAGGTTTCCAACTGGCCCCACTTTCGACCCGTCGTGATGCCCTCGTGCGTGATGGCAGTGCCACCGAACCTGTTCTCACCCAGCTTGGGTTTCACATAGGCCAGGCGACGTCCGGAGGGCAGTCGGACGAACATGATCCCGGACTCCACGGTGAAGGTCAGCGCACCAACACCGGTCGGCTGGCGGGTAGAGATGGCCTCGATGGCGGCGGCGTTGATGTCCGCCCACAGCTGCACCACGCTGGGGTTGGCTGCCCGCCACGCATCGACCAGCGGCTGGAGCTCGGATTCAGCCAGCCCCATCCGCAGCGCCCCCATAGCTTTCAAAGCTCCGACGCCGCCTTGATAACCACAGGCGAGCACTGCGATCTTGCCCTTCTGACGCAACCCACTGTTCACGCCATGCTTGTCAACGGGGACACCGAACATGCGGCTCGCGGTCTCGCAGTACAAATCTTTCCCGTCACGGAAGGCCTGAAGCGTGGTGGCCTCGCCTGCGAGCCACGCGATGACTCGCGCCTCGATCGCGGAGAAGTCAGCCACCACAAACCGGTGCCCATCGGCGGGAATGAAAGCGGTACGGATCAGCTGGCTGAGGGTGTCGGGCACAGAGTCGTAGAGCAATTCGACCGCTTCAAAGTCCCCGGTCCGCACGAGGCTTCTGGCCTCGGCCAGGTCTGGTAGGTAGTTGCGGGGCAGGTTCTGGACTTGGACGAGGCGGCCCGCGAAACGCCCGGTGCGCCCTGCCCCGTAGAACTGGAGGAAACCCCGCCCGCGCCCATCACGACCTGCCACATGCTGCATCGCCTCGTACTTCTTCACCGACGACTTCGCGAGCTCACCGCGCAGCTGGAGGACTTCACGCACCTCACCAGTGGCGGTGTCGAGCGCGGCGGAGACTTCGTCTTTCGTCAGTGACTGCAGAGGCGTGCCATGGGCGGCGAGCCACTCTTTCAGCTGGATCGGCGAGTTCGGGTTCTCCAGCCCGGTGAGTTCTTGAGCGCGGGCCAGCGTGGTGGCGCGGTGCTGCCGGTCGCACGCCACCGCGTGATCCACGAGAACCTGGTCGAGCCGGATGCCGGTGTCGTTGACTGTCTGGTCCAGGGCGTAGGTGTTCCATTCGGACGCTGGGAGCGGGAAGTCGGCCAGCCGGTCATGGATCGCAAGCTCCACCTCGACGTCGCGCCGGTTGTAGGAGATGAACTGCTCCCACCCGTCCGGGTCAGATGCAGGCGGGTTACGCATCCCACCCTGGTTGCACACGCTCGGTGTGGCCGGGGTACAGAACTGGCGGATGAGCTTCTTACCCGCTCTGTCTTTACGCACCGGCAGATCAAGGACAGTGGCGACCTGCTCCAGACTGATCGGCAGGCCGAGGTACGCGCTCCAGACCATGGTGCAGCGCCACTGGGCAGGATCCAGGAGCCTGCGGCCCGCCATGAGCTCTGGATGCTGTCTGGCCAGCCAGGCTGAGAGGCAGATGCGCTCGAACGCGGCGTTGAACGCCCACTTCACTACGTGCGGGTCGACGAGTGCGGCCAGCACCTTATCGGGCAGCTGGTCTCCGTTGGCGAGATCGACGACCTCGACCGGGCCGCCGTCGATCGAGTAGCCGAACAGGAGGAGCTCGAAGTCGTCGTGGTCGGCGTAGGGGTACACCCCGGATTTCGCCAGGTTCACTGGCGAGAAGGTCTCGATGTCAATGAAGAGTTCACGCATGCGCGACAGCTCCTAGAAAACAATGGGTGCTGGGAGGACGCCACACCCCAGAAGTGGGCGTGGTGTCCTCCCAGCATGGGTGAGGGGTTAGTGGTCGTGGTTAGCGCGGTACTTTTCGAGCTCGGCCTCGGTGTCAGTCATGAGCTTGTCGATGCGTTTGCGATCCTGGCGGATAGCCCGCCGTTCGGCAATCACATAGGCGATCTTTATGACGATGAGACCGAGGACAGCGCCAATGAGCAGTGCCACGAGAGTGGTGGTGTTTGCTGACAGCGCTGCTGAATAACACTCGTTCATGATGCTTCTCCGTTTCCCTAGTTGAGGAAGTCGTCCGAGGCTTCTGCGAAGCCTCCGAAGTCGGCCTCGGCGCTGATGCGGTTGCCGCCGAGTGGTTCGCCGTCGCGGAGCTTTTGGATGTTGCCCAGCCCGCAGGCGATGCCCTTGTTGCCGTTCGTGTTGAACGCGTAGAAGCTGATGCTCACTCGTGCGTAGCAGCCCGAGTAGACCTCGCTGGCGTCCAGGATGGGCTGCAGGTCAGTACCCACGACCTGTGGCGGGGTGGTCGAGTTGGCGTTGACGAACATCGCGTTCGCATACGCCGCATCGTCACGATCAATATCGCCGTCACGCAGCGGCAGCTTGAGCGCAGCCTTGTTCGGGCGCTTGCCACCGAACTTTCCAATCCCGGCATCAATCGCCGCGTCGATGGCGCGTTCGATCTTGGCCAGCGTCTCGGTGTCGGACTTCGGGATGATCAGGGACACGGAGTACTTGGGTTTGCCGCCCTGGATGGACTTCGCCTCGAAAATGTTGGCGTAGGACAGGCGAACTTCGCCGGTGACCACACGGGTCGGATTCTGCATAGACATTCTTGTCTTACCTTTCTGTGTTTACTTGGTTGAAATTGATGTGAATTCATCTGTTGCCGACTGGATCTCCAGTGCGGGCCTCTTATCGGATTCGGGCACCAGCGTGGGCTTACCAGCGGGTTTGACCACCAGGTCCCCGAGGAGATCGGAAAAGCGCTTCTTGCCCAGTTGCTTCTCCAGCGCGGTGATGGTCTTGAGCTTGCGATCCCACACATCGACACCGGCTGCCTCAGCTGTCTTTGCGACAGCGGACTCGTCTACGTATTTGCGGATCGAGCGGCCTTCGACGAGCTTGAACCCGGGCCAGGTCTTGCCTTGGTTTACCGCCAGCGACAGCGCGTGCGCTTCCACATCGGCAGCCCACGCCTTCAGGTCCGGCAGCTGAGCCAACACCTGTGCGATCTCGGCATCGGTGAGCTCGGCAGGGGGTGCGAACTCATGCTTGGCAAGCGCAAGGTTCGCCTCAGCGCGCGTCCGGCAAGTGGGTGCAAGCTTGCAGAACCGGCACCACTCACCAGGCGCGAACTCGCCATCCCCACTGGCTGCCAGCGCCGCACGGGGTTTCACGACCTGTTCTGCCCAGGTCTCCAGCTCAGTGACGGGGATCGTCCAGGTTGAGACGTTCGAGCGCCGGGGCTGGTAGATCGTCACCGCCACGGTCTCGATGTCATACAGGTCCCCGAAGGCGTGTAGCGCGCCGAGGGCATAGAGCATCAACTGCGGGTTGTGCTCGGCTTCGACCATGACCCCCTGGCCGTACTTCAAATCGATGATCTGAAGCGTGGGCTCAGCGATGATGACGCAGTCGCCGGTGCCGAACCCGCCCGGCACCACGTGGGAGAAATCCAGGCGCTGCTCGATGAGCACCTGCGGATCAGCACACGCCTGCCGCACATCACGCAGCCGCTCCTGAACGAAGGCCACGTAATCGTCAGTCAGGGTCTCCATCTCCGCGTCATGCCAGCTCGAGACCGGCTTTGTAGTCGGTGCGTCATGGAGTGCTCGGCGCAGCTTCCACTCCGCGAGTTCATGAGCTGCGGTTCCTTGCTCGGCAGCGGACGAGGAGGACTCCGGCAGCCCGGCCTCCAATGTTGCTGACGGTGGGCAGGCCAACCAGCGGTGCGCTCCCGAGGCGCTGAGCAGTGCGTGCTGGTCAGGCATCAGCGATCGCCTCCACCCGCTCCAGCAACCACCCGTACTTGGCCGGGTCAATCTCGGAGAGTTTGTTCGCGCCAGCTGCCTGGATCAGCTCACGCACCTGCGCGGTATGACCTGCCTGCGACAAGCGCGCCAACACAGTGCGGACCTGCTCCAACGACACCGGCACAACTTCCGGAGCCGGTGCCGGGGCTGGCGGCTGGTGGGCCGCGTCGTACTCTTCGACTACAGCTTCCAGCGCAGGCTGGGCGAGCTGGGCTGCGGCGATCGGGCGAGCTCCCGACATACACGGGTGATCCTCGAACGATTCCCACGCGGTATCTTCGATCGCAGAGGCCAGCATCGTGACCCCCTCCGCGATCCGGTTCAGCGCCGGGACGTAGCGGTTCGCTTCGGTGACGTTCATGCGGCATCACCACCGCTCCGGGTAACACCGACGGCGCGAGCCAGCGCCAGGAGGTCGTCGTCTGGGCGGATGATTTCTACTGAGCGGACCTGGTTGCCCGGCACGAGAACGGTGAGCTGCTGTGGGTTGCCGAGCAGCTTGCGGGCGATCCTGCTTCGGATGCTGACCTTGCGGGCAGAGACCGCAGCGTCAGGTTCGGGCTGGTCAGTCAACGTGACCTTGAGACGATGATTGGACATCGTTTCCTCCTTTATGAATCAGATGAGCGTCGGTTTGTGCTGGTCTTCATGTGGGCCGGGCACTCATACGCCCCCGACGGGAGCCAGATCCGGACACTCCTGCTCGATGAATTCGCGAAGCTTCTTCAAAGCCCGCTTGACCGAGCGCCCGATGCTGTTCGCTCGCTTGGTCACGTCGGCTTCGTCGGCACCGGGCAGCTCCTCACGCGCGATCTCGACGAAGGAGAGCCGTTCAAACACGTGCAGTCGGATGTGTTCGGCTTGCTTGGCACTGACCTGAGACAGCAACCAATCGACAACCAGCTCACTGTCGATCTGGTCTTCGTGAACCGAGACGTTCAGATACTGGGGCCCGCCATGGACCTCGACTTCCCAGTCGCTATACGAGAGGTCGCCACGGTTTCGAGCGTTTTTAGTGGCACGAAAACTGCGGTAGGCAGCGCGCAGATATGCGACTTTCCACTCCGGCACGTACGTCGGGTCGTACAGCAAGGCGAGCATGTCCTCGGCGCTCAGCCCGAGGTCGTCATCTCCGGTCGGCGGGTCGACGAGCTCGATCCACGCATATTCCTGGACTCCGTCTGTGACCTTCGAGGGCACGTAAATGTGGGTGAACTCTTTGCCGCCGACCTTCTTGGTGCGGACGGCATAGGGCTGGTATCCGGTGTCGGGTTTCTGTGTGGTTGAAAAAGTAGGAGTTGCCACGGCTGGCTCCTTCCGCTGGATGCGGAAAGACCCACGGGAGACGCCGCTAGTCGTCTGGTGTCGGTGAAGCGGTCTGCATTGGCATGGCTATGGGCGGACATCCGGATGGATGCCCGCCCCAGCGGCTCCTGCAGATCGTTCCGACTTGGGACGAATAGAAACCTGAGCTCAGTTGTTGGCTACGGATCGGCGTGATCACGGTCGATCCGGTGGATGCGCCTCACGTTGCGTGAGGTGTCTCCATGGACTCGACCAGATCGTGCACATCCCGGTCGTGTCCTGAGCGCGAGGCCACGCCACCTGCCCCGCATAACCCACGCAAGATACGCAATCGCCAACTTCTCGTTGCAAATGCACAGCCGTGATAGACTCATACCCATCTCTCGTGAGCTATGTCCACGGTAGAAAATGGCACCTCGGCCATTTAGACGCTTTGGGACAGCCTGGGACAGTTGGGACAATCCGGTGGAGGTGATGGCGAAGTTGCTCTTCAACGATGTGATGAAGGCCGTCTACCCGCACCTGCGCGGCACCCGGAACACAGCAGACTTCATGCGCAACATGATCGAACGGCTATGCGCCGTCCCTGAGGAGCACTGGTTCACGCCCCGAGGTAGGACACCGGATCAGGACTACAAGGATGAATCCCTGCGGAAGTTCTATAGTCGCGGGATCACGAAAAAGCTGGCGCGCGCCATGCTCGCTAATCCCACCCGCGACAACTTCGTCGATTCCCTCAACTACGTCGATGACATCGAGACGCAGTCAGTCGAGGAGGTCAAGGCGGCGCTGGCTCGCAGTATCCAGCCGTTTACCGGCGAAGATGTCGACGATTTCAATGTTGGCGACGTGTTGTTCGACTTGATCCAGCAAGCGTTGGAGTTCGTTGTCAATCCGGAATTGGAGAATGACCGTAAGCTCCAGCGAGCCACGGCGGTGTCGGATGCCGTCAAGGGCAAGCTCGGTTCTCGCCTGTTGGAGGAGTGCAAGTACACCTGCTCGCGCACCGGCTGCGGCAAGCACCTCCAGCCCGTCACCGACGACGGCGCGACAGCTCCGCTCTATGCGATTGGACGAATTGAAGGCGAAGCGCGTACTTACGAGAATCTGGTCGCGCTGTGTCCGGACTGCTTCCACGCCTACACGCTCAACCACAAGAAATCCGACGCAAAAGACCTGAGGCGTAATAAGAAGGCACAAGTCGACGCAGCCCAGGCACGCAAGACACTGACCACGGTCGATATTGAACGTGGCATCAGCAAGGTCGTCGAGAAGCTCGGCAACGCCAACCCCAAAGAATTCGAGCCGCTGAACTTCGACCCAGTCGCAGTCAAGGACAAGATCGACCAGTCAGTCGACGTGTTCGTGTTCGACGAAGTATTCATGCACGTCACGCGATACTTCAGGTTTATCGAGAAAGAGCTGCAGGAGCAGGCTCAGCTCAAGACGTTTGATGATGGGTTGTTGCGAGCTGAGATCAGAGCCTCGTACACGAAGCTCGCTGACAAGGGGTACGCGAAACAGCGGATCCATGAAGCCCTGACCATTCGGCTCAGTCAGATCACAAAACAGGATGCCCGCTACTGCGCTTACGTGACCTCCTACTTCGTCCAGTCCTGTGAGGTGTTCGATGCTGCTTCCTAACAAGTTGTTTGCCTACCAGGACACGGTGCTGCCGCTGCTTCCGACGATCCTAAGGCTCCTGGACACCCCGAAGACCCCGAATGAACTTGCCGTCGCCCTTGCCTCCGTCACGACGGATCCAATCCGGCTGATTGATGCGCTGGACTGTCTCTACTCCCTCGGCAAGGTCACGCTCAGTGAGGAAGGAGCACTGGAGCGATGCTGAAGCAGATCAGTTGTGACTTGTTCAAAGAAGGCGGCACACCACGCCCGCCGATCCAGTTCCATCAAGGACTGAACACGATCCTCGGCGCAGTCCGAGGCGAGGCCGGGTCAATCGGCAAGTCCACGATGATGCTCATCATCGACTTCGTCTTTGGTGGCAACACCTACGTCGACAGCGATGCCGTCCGGGAACTGCCTGAGCACGCCATCAACTTCACCTTCGAATTTGACGGTGCCTCTTACAACTTCGTGCGACGCCCCCATGAACCCAAAGTTGTGGTCAACATTGATGCCGACGGCAGCGTGCTGAAAACCCTTGAGCTCAAGGAGTTCACAGACTGGTTGGCCGTCAAGTACGGCATGCAGTTGCCGGGCGCGTCGTTCCGACAGATGCTCAGCAGGTTCTTCCGGATCTACGGCAAAAACAACCACAACGAACTCAAACCACTCCAGACCCGTGGTGGTGAGGAATCCCAGAAGGATGCCATCGCGATCCTGATCTCCTTGTTCCAGTACTACAGCTCGATCGAGGACTTCAAGCAGCAACTACAGAGCGCTGAGGGCATGATTGCAGCGTTCAAAGCTGCCAGACGCTACGAGTTCATCCCATCGGCAGTTGACGGGTTGACTAAGTACAAGCAGAACGTCGTCGAGATCGCCTCCTTGGAGCAGGAACGTGCGCAACTGGCCGAATCAGATGAAGCGACAGTCGATCCGAGCGAGGTCGAACACGCTAACGCACGCAACGAACTCAACCGCCAACTCGGCGACGTTCGACGCCTCATCAAGGAAAGGCACGACGAGCTACACCTGCTCGATTTGAACCTACGCCACGGCGCGTACCCCACCGAGGCCGACCTCAAGAGCCTGCAAGAATTCTTCCCCGAAGCGAACCTGGCCAAGCTTGTCGAGGTCGAGAAGTTCCACACCAAGATCCAGACGATCCTCGCGGAAGAACTCGCCCAAGCCCGCGAGCGCGTCCAACGCGAGGTAACCGAGCTTCAAGAACACCACGACCGCATCCTTTCCCAGATGGATGCGATCCCCACATCCAAAGCGTTCACGCCAGAATTCCTCGACGCCTACACGACCTTGGATCGGCGGATCACCAAGCTTAAAGAGCAGAACGAAGCGTTCGACCAAAACCACAAGCTCCAGACCGCGAAACGAGAAGCCAACACGCGCTACCAAAACCAACTCGAAAGCGTGCTGGCACAAATCGAAATCGCCATAAACACGCAGATGGACGCCATCAACGACGAGGTCACCGGCGGGGAGTACAACGCGCCCCGACTGACGATCAAGGCCTTCAACTCCTACGACTTCGAAACGCCGAAGGACAAAGGCACAGGCACAAACCATCGCAGCATGATCATCTACGACCTCGCCGTGCTGCAGAACACTGTGCTCCCAGCACTGGCACACGACTCGATCGTGTTCGACTCCATGCCCCGCCCAGACCTCAGCAACCTGATCCGCGTCTACGCCGATCAAGTGGAGAAGCAAATCTTCATCGCTGTGGACAAGACCAGCGAATGCACCCCCGAAGCCCAATCCATCCTGCAAGAAACCACCGTCCTGAAACTGGACAACAACGAGAAGGCGCTCTTTGGAGAGAAGTGGAGCCGGAAGGAACGTCCATGA